GCTCATCGCCGCCGCGGGCGCGCTCATCGTGGCCCTCGTGGGCGCGTTCGTGGCCCGCTCGAACAGCCTCCGCGCCGCCAGCGCCGCCAGCGCGGCGAAGGTCGCGGCCGAGAGCGCCAAGGCCGACATCATCGCCACCAAGGAAGGCGTGTTCGAACTCGGCAAGCAGGTGGACGGCCGGTTGTCCGAGCTGCTCATCGAGACCCGCAAGTCAGCCCGTGCCGAGGGCGTAGCGGCTGGTGAGCAGGCCCAGCGCGACCGGGCAAATCCGGAGGCGCAGCCGTGAGCGCTCGCGCCGTCAAGGCCCGCGTCCGCCAGCTCATGGCCGAATGGGACACCATGCGGTTCGGCCTCTCCGAGGAGGAAGCCGCAGAGGCGTGGGCCGAGTCCATCGCCCGCCACGAGGACGCCTGCCCGGCACTCAATCCACCGCGGAAGCGCAAGGCGGTCCGGCCGTGACCCGGGCCACCGCGATCCTGCGTTGGGTCGAGGCCAACGCGGTTGGCAGTGATGGCCAGCCGCTCATCCTGCAGCCATGGCAGCGGGCCTTGGTCGAGGACCTCCTGTCGGGTAAGCGGCTCGTGCTCCAGACGTCCCGACGACCTGACCGGGCTGAGACGGACGCGGTAGCGGGCCTCCTCTTGCTCCTCGACGAGCCGCAGCCGTGAGGCGCCGGCGGCCCGGTAGCCCGATATTCCTCCTCGCCGTCGTGTCCCTGCTCGTCGTGTCACTCGCGGCGGCCAGCCCCAACGACCGCATCGCCGCTCTCGAGGCCCGCCTGACGGCGTTGGAGGCCCGCGTCACGCAACTGGAGGCCGCATGGACTGCTGCTCCGACCCCCTCTGCGACTGCGAGTCCTGCCCCCACGGCGAGTGCGACTGCTGCCCCCACCCCGACCCCGACTGCGAACCCCCCGACGCCCACTGCCACAGCGCCCAGCTCGACTCCTCTTCCGGGCTGGGCGCTCCTCTTCCGTGACGACTTCGACACGCTCGACACGAGCCGCTACTTCGGCTATCCGAGCACGTGGGGCGATACCCGCTACCAGCGGGGCGACACCGTCAACGGCGGCAAGTACACCGGCCTCGACTCGCTCAGCGTCTCGGGCGGCATCCTGACGATCCGCCTGTACCGCGACGCCAACGACCAGCCTCGGAGCGCGGCGTTCATCCCCACCGTCGTCGGGGACCAGCTGTACGGCCGGTACGAGGTCCGCTTCCGCAGCTCGCTCAGGGCGACGGGCTGGAAGGTCGCGTGGCTCCAGTGGCCGGCGTCGGGCGTGTGGCCGCGCGATGGTGAGATCGACTTCCCCGAGGGCAACCTCACCGGCACGATCAGCGCCTTCATGCACCGGCAGGGCGCGACGTCGGGCGGGGACCAGGACGCCTACTCCACGGGCGTGACGTTCGAGGCGTGGCACACCGCGGTCATCGAATGGACACCCACGCGGTGCGAGTTCTTCCTCGACGGGGTGAGCATCGGCCGGAGCACGAGCCGCATCCCGAACACGCCGATGCATGCCGTCTACCAGAGCGAAACGGCCCTCGACGGCAGCATCCCGGCGTCGGAAGCGGCCATGCAGATCGACTACATCTCGATCTGGCGGTACGCGCCGTGAGCCAGCGATGAGCCGGATCGACACGGAGTGCGAATGCTTCGGCGTCGGCTGCGAACTGTGCTTCGACGGCTGGGAGGGATGGATGGCGACTTGGCGGTACGCGCCGTGACGCCCTACTACGCCGACGGCGCGGTGACGATCTACCATGGCGACGCGCGGGAGATCGCGCCGACGCTGGGCCGTGACCTCGCCGTGGTGTCCGATCCGCCCTACGGCATGGGCTGGGACGGACGCATCACAGGCGGGCGGAACGGGACGAACCCGGGCGGCAAGTCCTCGTTCTATGCGCAGACCGTCCGGGGCGATAACGAGCCCTTCGACCCGACTCCTTGGCTCGACTACCCCGAGGCCATCCTCTGGGGTTCCAACCACTACGCGCAGCGCCTTCCGGTCGGGACGACGCTCGTGTGGGTCAAGCGCAACGACGAGTCCTACGGCTCGTTCCTGTCGGACGCAGAGGTGGCGTGGCAGCGCGGCGGCCACGGCGTCTACTGCTACCGGGACACCGGATACAAGGCCGAGGATCGCTTCCACCCGACACAGAAGCCCATCGCGCTCATGCGCTGGTGCATCGCCCGGACGACCGCCCCCACGATCCTCGACCCCTTCATGGGTTCGGGCACCACCCTCCGGGCCGCGAAAGACCTCGGCCGCAAGGCCATCGGCATCGAGATCGAGGAGCGGTACTGCGAGATCGCGGCCCGCCGATGCTCACAGGAAGTGCTGGGGCTGGCGGTATGACCATCTACGCCGTCTTGAACCAGAAGCTCTACCCCGGCGCTGGGGACGTCGTCCGGGATCCGCTCTCGCGTTTCTGGGCGAAGGTGGACGTGCCCTTCACTCCGGGCTCGTGCTGGACCTGGACGGCCGGTCGCAACGGGGACGGCTACGGCACCTTCGGCTTCGTCAAGGCCGATGGCACCCGGACCGCCATCGGCGCCCACCGGTTGGCTTACATGGCGCTGGTCGGCCCGATCCCGGAAGGGACGGAGATCGACCACCTGTGTCGGAACCGCGCATGCGTCCGCCCGGACCACTTGGAGGCTGTTTCGCATCGCGTCAACATCCTGCGGGGCGACTGCCCAGCGGCGCGCATCGCGCGCCGCAGGACCTGTCCGCAGGGCCATCCATACGACCTGCTGGAGCGGGGCCGATACCGGCGCTGTTCCATCTGCCGAAGGGCCAATCGGAGGCCTGCGGCATGACGATCTATGCGGTCCTGAACCAGAAGGTATATCCAGGCGCAGGAGACGTCGACGACTGTTTCGTCGTCGCCACCTGCTGGGCGGCGCGCATCGCGGGCGTCCGGGACCTTCCCACCGTCAAGGAGTTCCGCGCCGCCGCGAACAAGCCCGACCTGCCCGGCCCGTCCGGCGGGAGCATCACGGACATCATGCGGGCCGTCAACGTGCTGTGGCCCGACCTCGGCGTGACGGAGTACGAGCGCCCTGACTGGGACGCCTTCGCGCTCGCCCTCCGCCGGGGCAAGGTGGCGAGCCTCGGCGTGCTGTCCAGCCTGTTGCCGTCCAAACTGCGGTTCGGCTTCGGCGGCGCCCACCAGATCGGCGTGTTGTTCGACGGCGGGTACCTCGTGGCGAACCCCCTCGCTCCGCAGGGCTCCGAGCCCATCCCCATCAGCGAGACCGCCCTGCGCAACGCCGCCCGAGGGCTGGCGATGGGCTGGATCCTCGCCGCCCTGTTCCCCAGAGGAGACGCGATGTCCGAGTTAGCCCTCGCCCCCGCCGCCTATGGCCGTGTCGCGGTGCCGAAGGCGGGCGTGCAGCTGTGGTTCTCCCCGGGCTCCAACGCGGGCCGCAAGGCGACCGCGGACGACCGCTTCCCCTACGTCGGGGACCTAACGGGCGTAGGGGACTATCACGTCGTCCGGGTGCCCGGAGGCCGCGCCGCATACATCGCCCACGGCGACATCGCGCGGATCGAAGATGCGCCCAGCCCCACGGACGCCGCGTACAACGAAGGCCGGGATGCGGTGGTCAACGCCGCCGCCTCGGTCCCCCGGAGGTAGCGATGCCGCTGGACGTCTCGTATCGCTCTCACCCGCTGGCCCTCATGCACCGACCCGTGGTCATCGAGCTCGCCCTGCTCGACGACTTCGCGTTGCGCACGGACGATGGGCACCGTTTGACGCTGCAATGGGGCGAGCCGGATGAGAACGGCGTCTACATCCCGACCCTGACCATGGTCGACGACGGCAAGGTGGTCATCGATCGCGAGGTTCTCGCCCTACTCGAACGCAGGGCGGGAGGCGTCGACTGATGGACCTCCCGGGCTGGGTCCTGACCATCGGCACCCTCGCATTCGTCCTGATGCTCGTGGGCGTCGAGGCGTACACGGCCATGAACGGCCTGCCCACCATCAGCGACCGGGTGCGCTCACTGGGCGACTCAGCCTCGATCGTCGTGGTGCTGACCAGCCTCGTCATCGGCTACCTCCTGGCCCACTTCTGGGATGGGCTCAGGAGCAAGAAAGGCAAGGAATGATGCAGTTCCTACGTGACCTCTGGGGCGGCCTGACAGACCGCCTGTCCTCGGAGCCCGTGATGGTGCTCGCGGTGATCCAGATGGGCGTGGCGCTGGGCGTGGCATTCGGCCTGAACCTGACGGCTGCACAGACCGGGGCCATCGTGGCGTTCACGGCCGCCGTCCTCGGTCTGATCGCCCGTTCCAAGGTGAGCCCGACATGAGACCCTTGCCGCACGACGCCACGGGCTACGCGGTAGAGCCCGACACCCGCATCGTCCACACGCGCTACGCCGCGCACGCCGAGGGCTTCCCGCGGACACGCCTCATTGATGGCGTCGTCACGCTGCTGCAGGGCGCCCCGGCCAACCCGTGCGAGACGTGCTACCCGGCGCCTGAGCCGGAGCCCGTCAAGCCGAAGACGAAGGGCAAGCGCGCCAAGCCCGAACGCGTGCCCGTTGCCCCGGTCCTGACCTGGGCGAATGAGGAGGGGCCGGAGATCTTCGTCCCTGAGGTGGGTGGCCGGATCCTCCTGGAGCCCGTCGCGCCCGAGGACGTGCCGACCGAAGGAGACGTGGAGGCGTGACGAAGCGGCGGTGCCTGCACTGCGGGAAGCTCCGGGTGGGGGCTTGTCAACCCTGCCGGGCTACCCGGAAGCGGGCCTATGGCACCGCCAGCTACCAGCGTCGCCGAGATGCCGTCATCAGCGTCGAGCCGTGGTGTCACAGGGCAGGGGGCTGTCCGTATCCCGACGCTGGGAGTCGGACGAACCCGCTGACCGCTGACCACGCTGTTCCAGTCGTGCGTGGTGGCGCCGATGGCGCGTTGCTCGTGCTGTGCAAGCGATGCAACGGTGCGAGAGGCGCAGGGGAGCGTACCGATACGGGGGGGGTGGGTGCCGGACGGGTTCGATCCGAGCGCGTCGCTGACCCCGCCGCATGTCCGCGAGAGATACTTCGATGACAGTCCCTGTCGACCTCGCCTCCTACCGCCGCCCCGGCGTCACCAGGACAGCCCGTGCGCCGCGCAGGGTCGTGCCCAGCACGCGGGCGCAGCTCATGCGCCTCACCGACGTGGAGCGCCTGTACTGGCTGGAGACGCTGCAACCGTTCACCCTGCCGCACTTCCGGATCTGGGCGTCGGGCCTCATCCTCGACACTGGCGAGCGGTGGTACCTCGAGGGGTTCCAGGAGGAGTTCGTCACCGACGTGTTCGCCGGCATTCCCGAGTGCTGGCTGGTCGTCCCCGAGGGCAACACGAAGACGACGCTGCTCGCGGGCCTCGGCCTTTACCACTGCGAATACCGGCCGTTCGCCGCGGTGCCCGTCGCCGCGTCCTCCCGCGAGCAGGCCGAGATCATGTACCGCCAGATGGAGGGGTTCGTGCTGCGGTCGCCTCGACTGCACGAACAGGTCCACTCGGACGTGCAGGCCGCGAAGGGCAAGCGGAAGACGGAGGTGCCGCGGTTCCTGTGCCTTGAGGGGTACCGGCGGATCAACCACTTCGGTGGGGGCCGCATCCAGGTGTTCGCGGCGGATGACCGGACGGGCGACGGCATCATCCCGACGCTCGGGCTGATCGACGAGATGCACCGCCACCGGGACCTCGCGCTGTACCGGACGTGGGTAGGCAAGCTCGCCAAGCGCAAGGGGCAGATCGTCGGCATCAGCACCGCCGGCGAGCCCGGATCGGACTTCGAGCAGACCCGCGAGCGGATCCGTCAGACCGCGACTCAGGTGGTGCGCAAGGGATCATTCGTTCGCGCTGCGGGAGCCCGGATGATCCTCCACGAGTGGGCGGTACCCGAGAAGGGTGACGTGGAGGACTTCGCCCTCGTCAAGAGCGCCAACCCCTTTTCGGGCATCACCGAGGAGATGCTGCGCGAGAAGTTCGGCAGCCCGACCATGACGATGGAGCACTGGCGGCGATTTGTGTGCAACGTCCCCACCCGTTCCGAATACGCGGCGATCCAAGAGTCCGAATGGGCCGGGGCGGAGGCGAAGGCACCCGACCCTACCGAGATCCCCGAAGGCGAGCCCGTGGACGTGGGGCTCGACGTGGCGTGGAAGTGGGACACCACATCCGCCGTACCCCTGTGGTGGCGCGATCCCCTGTTCCGACTGCTCGGGCCGGCCGAGATCCTCGTGCCGCCGCGGGATGGGACTTCGCTCGATCCGCACCTCGTCGAGCAGGCGTTGGTCAAGATCCACGGCCGCAACCCAATCCAGACGCTCGTCATGGACATCAGCCGGGCCGAGCAGCTCGCGGCGTGGGCGGAGGAGGAGTTCGGCTGCGCGGTCATCGAGCACGGCCAGTCCAATGCCGCCGCTGCGCAGGATTACGAACGGTTCATGGAGGCGCTCCGCAAGGGGTGGCTCAAGCACTCGGGCGACCCTGGCCTGACCTCTCACATCCTCAACGCCATCGCCCGCGTCCTCCCCTATGGAGACGCGCGGTTTGACCGCCCGTCCCAGACGCGGAAGTCCTCCGAGCAGGACCGGCGGGTGATCGACGCCCTATCCGCCGCGGCGGGGGTTCACTCCGAGGCCGTGGCCTCGAGCATACCCGAGACCGACTGGGAGGAACCGCTGATCGCATGGCGCTGAGAAGCCCCGTCACCATCGGGTTCCTGATGCTCGCCGCGGGCGGTCTGCTGTGCGTGGCCGCCATCGCGCTGATCTACGTGCCCCTCGCCCTCGCGCTGCTGGGCCTCGGCCTCGCAGGGTTCGGGTTCCTCATCCTTCGCGGGAGTCGGCCATGAGCCTCATCACGTCCGTCATCGACTCTGCCGCCCGCGGGCTGTCCATCCGGGCCGGCGCGTCCTCATGGCCGAATACGAGCATCGACGAGTGGGCGCGCATCGCCGGCACCGCATGGCCGTTCGGCTTCCGGCAGCCGTTCCAGTTCGACCGCGAGGAGATCAACGGGTCCTTTGACGCCATCGTCAACCGTGCATACAAGGCCAACGGCGTCGTGTTCGCCGTCGAGATGGCCCGGATCGCCCTGTTCTGCCAGGCGCGGTTCGTGTTCCGCCGCTGGATCGACGCCGAGCCCCAAAAGCCGTTCACGATGCCCGCTCTCGATATCCTCAACGTCCGCCCGTGGGAGGGTGGCACGACCATCGACCTGCTCACCCGGCTGCTCCAGGCGGCTGATTTCGCAGGTACCGGGTTCGTGGTCCGGCGGACGATCAACCGGGTGCCTGAACTCCGGGTGCCACGACCTGACCATATGACGATCTTGCTGGGATCGTATGACGACCCGCAGGTTGACTCGCGGGACCTCGACGCGACGATCATCGGCTACCTGCATCACCCGGGCGGGAGATACTCGGACAAGCCGCCCGTTCCACTGCTCCCCAGCCAGGTGGCGCACTTCATCCCGACCCCCGACCCCATGTACCGGTTCTGGGGCATCCCGTGGATCCTTCCGGCCATCGCCAGCGTGCAGGGTCTCCGGGCCGCCGGGGAGCACAAGCTGCGGTTCTTCGAGAACGGGGCCACCCCGCAAGTGATCGTCACCCTCGGAGAGCGGGCTGCGGACCCCGACAAGTTCAAGAAGTGGGTGGACGTGTTCGAACAGGAACACACGGGCACCACGAACGCCTACCGGACGATGTACATGGCGGCCGGGGCTAACGCGCAGGTCGTCGGTGCGAACCTGCGCCAGCTGGCCCTGCGTGAGTCGACGGACATCGACGAGGTGACGATCACCAACGCGGGCGGCGTTCCGGCCGCCATCGTCGGCATCAGCGAGGGCCTGCAGGGCTCCACCCTGAATACGGGGAACTATCCGGCCACGATGCGCCGATTCGCCAACATGTTCGCCCGCCCGGCATGGCAGAACGTCGCGGGCTCGCTCCAGCGGATCGTCACCCCGCCCAGCGGCGCGGAGCTGTGGTACGCCGACAAGCACATCGCGGCGCTGCAAGAGGACGTCAAGGACCAGGCCACCGTGCTGCAGATGAACATGGCGGCGATCAACACGGGCATCGCGGCAGGCTTCAAGCCCGATGGCGTGGTCGATGCGATCGCCGCCAACGATGTAACCCTCCTCAAGGGCCAGCACAGCGGCCGCGCGTCGGTCCAGCTGCAG